GACGTAGGCACGATTCTGTCGGTTGCAAATTAGCGACCAAGATGTAACGACCATTCACAATAGCTGAATCAGACGATTGTGAATGCGAACATTTGATCGAAGAAGCGAAAGTAGCACCGAACGTCTTCTGTCACACTGAGAGACACTCTAGCCTCACAGAGACCAGAGGGGAAATTTAAAGAAAGAAAATAGGGAAGGAAACAACGACCAGCGAAAATAAAACATCCCCTATGAGCTTTTAAGGTGCTCAAACCTTTGAGAATCATGAATTCTCAATGAGCGACGCATTGAAGGCCGCTCCTGCCCATCGTAGAGCACTAGTTAAACCAGCGATGATCTTCCTGGGAATGAAAGAAATAATTTTATTGAAGCGTGTTGGCACTTCATCATCAACTATTCCTTCAATAGCTTGATCAGTAGCACCTTCTTCGGTGAGATTAGCACTGAAGATAATGCCAGCTGGCTGACTGGTGTACCAAAGGCTACGGAAAAACTCCTTCATCTTAGAGACTTTAGGAGAAAAGTAGCCTTTGACACCAGACATATCGGTATCGACACCATTGAACTTGTCCTTGAGGTAACCAGGCAATTTCTTGCCATGGTTGTACCCTCTTTGGAACCTAAGTTTCAAACGATCTTTGAAACTTAAGCCTTCTGAAAGAGCTTCAATGACAGCCTCTTCTTCTTTCAAAGCAGTGGCTGCCACATTCAAAGCATCAGAAGACATTTCTTTGGCGTCCTTAATAATGGATTTGGTCTTCAACTTGGATTCAGTATAAATCTGCCTAGCACGGGTGGACAAGCGTCCATAACCGGTGCGGAGTTCATATGAAGCAAGAGGAGACTCCTTCCACATTTCAATATATTTGTCGCTAAGGTCATGCCAGAAACATTTAACAGCAGGTTCACTGTATTTGATGACGTCAGCTTTGGTCTTATTTTTCTTCCAAACTGCCAGTTGAGACAGTTGGAATGAATAAAAGCACTTATTTACAGCTGTGCCTTTTCCAGGTTGCCTTAAGGCTTTAAGTACTAAATGCTTGAATGCGGCACCTGCAACAACCGAATCAATTTCAGTTGCGATATCCTTAAGCCTGTCATACCAGACCTCGACAAACCCTGTCTTTGACGCAAGGTTTTCAGAAGTAAGCTTATGAATAAGGAAGGCCTTTTGATATTCAAGTTCAGCACACCTCAGCATTGTCTCTGTAGCTCCAGCCGCAATAGCTTCAGCCTTGGTGTAATCCTTGAAAATGCGGTCATCTTCTGTGCACTTGGTGACAGCTATAGTGTAAAGGGCTGGTGAAATCAAATGTTTTTCAAATGCGGCCCTTGCACCATACACATTCATCTCGGATGAACGGTAATATACAGGATCCTTTATTTGAATCCATTCGACTTGGGATAAACCCATATTCTTGACATCCTCCACTTTGATTCTCTGGCCTCTGACATGGGGAGCTGAAAACCCAGGTTCAAAAATCCAGAAAGCTGTTCTGTTGACTGTAGCAGGGAAAACTGCATGAGAAGGTTTGACAACCTCACTTGCCTCAACCTCAGGATGCTTAAGTTCAGGGTCAACAACATGGCTTTCATGTTGTGGGACGTCTGTCAAGTCGGCCATGGTATAATCACTCAGAGTAAGAGGCTTGACCTTCTTCTTGTTTCGTTTGTTGCTGACAACTTGATGCCAGTAACCCGTTGCGACAGTCGAAGTTTCAAGGTCGACTATTTTGCCAGGCTCTTCAATAGCAATGGAAGAACCATCAGCAAAATGGGCACTAGGACGTTGGCTGCCTACAGTAGGAAGGGGCGGAAGTTCAGGAGCCTCTTCGTCAGCTGGTTTGGCGGTCTCCCACTCTTCAAGGGCATCAATGACCTTGTCTTCATCCTTATCAACCATTTCAAAGTTGGGGTCTTTAGTTGCCTTGAAACCTGCCCGAATATTGGCAAGTAGGGCACTCCACCTCTTATAGACCTCGTGTCTGGCATCCTTGAGTTCTTTATCAAACTTAAGTTTGGACACTTTATGTTCAAACTCGGTAACTGAAATATTGCCGACTTTTGACCAGGCAATGTGGCAGGCAGTGTTTTGATCTTGCACTGTCACACCTTTCCCAAATCCTTGAGACTTCAGAAGTGTGTTAAGTTGTTCTAATTTACCAGCGTGCGCTTGCACTTGAGTAACAGTCCTAAATGATAGGTCAAATTTTATATCCTCCATTGGGTTGATATGTAATAATAAAAGGGGGGAGACCCGTTAGGGTTTCGTGCAATTCTCATCGGTCCCTATAATGCACTAATTATCTTGATCATATGAGTAAACTGACCCCTCACTATCCTTCTCACTCCCAGAAGAGGGGAAGACTAACGATGGACCAGCTTCTTGCTCTGGAGCAGATGGCGGGACAACAGGTGCCCAGAAATCAGCTAAAATGTCTTTCATCGATTTTCCCTCATTAGAGGCTAGCAGGCGGCCATAAATAGCTGACTTGTCACGGCCGCCAAAGAATTCCTTTGAAAGATCATCATCTACTGTTGAATGTAACTTTGCCATCTCTTCATCATGTCTTTGTTCAGCCAGGGTGCCCACATCTGCTGAAATGACGTGGGGCGGATGATCCACTTCTTGAGGTAACTCCTTTTGCTTGCCTTTGATATCTGGTGAGGTAGTAAAGGCCAACAGAGGTGGCTCAGGACTCATTGGTTGAGGATTGCCAAAAGTTGAGAAGCCTTCCAATGGGTCAGGTTCCTGCATGGAAGGGTCATAATTCTTAACAGCCATTGGAGCTCTCCTGCCAAAACGGCCTGATGGATCACCAGGTTCGTAAGGGTTATTCTTAATTGAGTCTGGCACGGATAATTCTCCATTAGACAACCAAGCCCTAAAAGTCCGCGAACTATAAAGGGACCTTCGCAAATATGTGGACCAGGAATCTTTGTTAAACTTAATCTTTTTCTTAGCCAATTCAAAAGCAGCACCAGTTACAAAATCGAAAATAAAAGCGCTTGATGCCTTTTTAAGGTTGCCATCGTCATCATAAGAGGCAATCGGCACAGTATTTCCCTGAATAGTCCATAATTCTCCATGATTTGAGTCATCCAGATCATAAACAAGATGCTTCTGATGATTTGAATCCAATTCTTTTCTCATCAAATCAAAATCTGATACAAATTGCTCATACATGTCGACCGTGACACGTTCTGAATTGAGCCACAAGTTTGGGATAGAATCAGGGAAAAATTTTGCAATAGTGGAAGCAGGAACTCCTGCTTTAAGCGACTCAACACCAGCTAAGGCTAAGTCCCAAGCACGGTCTGACTCTATCCAATTTGGGCCTTTATAAGTGAATAGGGTGAACAGACCATTGCTTGTACGGCCTGTTCGACCCCTTCTTTGTTTAATGACAGCAGAATTCATTTTAACAAGGGCCAATTTAGAAGGTTGGCCTGGCACCAACTGCCTAGTAATGTCTGACGTGATCACCCAAGATATATCAGGGATTGTCAAACCTACGTCAGCGACAGACGTGGCAATAAACACCTCTGCGCTTAAGTCGACCACTTTGTTGGCTGAACTTAAGACGCAAACCCTTCTTCCGATTTTTGAAGCCAAAATATCGCCCTGAGCTTTATCGACGACAAAAACCAGAAATTTCATCAAGTGGTGAGCTTTTACCAGAGATAATACTCTGTCCCTATAATCGAGCCAATAATTGTAATAGGTTGCATTAGGCTCCATATCAATATGTTGAGAACGCACTTCCTGGACAGTCCATGTATTTGCAATGGTCAAAGGAATGTGCACAAGAGCCGTTTCCAAATTTTCTGAAGAAGGAGTGGCTGTGAGCATGACGAAACAAGCACGAACTTGCTTCAATACATGGATCACTGCCACAAGTAAGGGTTCATTGACATGTGCTTCATCAACCAGGAATAAGTTGCCCTCAGTCAACCATTCTGTATGTAATAGAGCCTCATTCGGTGTTGTGATGATCAACTTTGCATGAAGTGAGGCAACATGACCTTCAGTCACTTCTTCAGCCGGCAAGCCAAAAGCTTTCCGTAAGTAGGGAGCAAGGGTAAGGACAAGAATTTGCCTGGGAACAATTGCAATCACTCTTTTATACTTGTGTGCATGGTACCTAAACACAAAGTTTGTGAATGTTGTAGATTTGCCTGTGCCAGTAGGCGCCTCAACTAGCAAAATGTTCAAATCAGGCGACAAGTTTGAAAGTGCATGGTGAGTTTGCTTCATATTGGCAGGCACTTTTGACCAAGCATAATTTATGCCGAATGAAACATACCTTTCAACTAGGTCAGTTAAGCCCGGCAATCGAATCAACTTCACAAACCAAGGAACTTTAATTCCCGGCATGAAGGACAGCAATGCCACTGCCAATATTGGTATGATTGGAAGATCAAATCGTTTAATTACAGGTTGCACATACCCATTGAGGAAGAAATTACCTGTAGCAACTTTCTTGTCAAACCATGTAAAAAGATTCGAAAATCTATTCATCCCAGAATTGCCAATTATTAAGCAATAAAGCCAATGACGAACAAGCAACTGACCATCATCATCGTCATTTGTAGTTGCCAATAAGGCAGGGTGATCTGCCAGAAAATCATAGCAAGACCTCTTAAGGAGGTTGGACAGCAGGACTTGAGTTGTTGCCGAATTACTACGGCGGATGAGCTCAACAGGCCAAGTCAAATATTTCCCGAACATTGAAATTAAGTAATTCGTATAACCTAAATTGTAAATGGCAGGATTGATCAAATCCGGGATAACAGCTGCAATACTCACTAAAGTATCAAAACCGTTCCCCATGCTATAATCTAAAAGCATGCCTGATTTGTCCTCTTTATTAACATCCTCTCCAAACATGTCACGTTCAGAGAAATCCTTAGCGGGATTATGCCAATTTTTCACCACCTCAAGATAGGATGGCACAACTGGCTTAAACTTGGGGTCTTTGACTCCCTTCATTAAGAGTCCGATGTCATAAATAATTTTGTCGTACAAGTCAGGCTGGTGAGCACACAGATCTAAATAACTTATGAGGCGTTTCACCCTATACCTCTTATCCTCCTTGACGTCTTTGGAAGGCGCATAAGCCTTTCCAATAAGTTTCAAGGGATTATGATAAACCACGAAAGGTGGGCATGTAACCCCCGCCTTTCTGCAGTCATCTAAATCTTGGGACGTGGGATGCCTCCATTTCTTTGACAGGAACTCCATGCTAATTAATCTACGTGAAGGTTCTTCATCCTTCAGTGTAACCCCGCAGCGTGTCAAGTATTTCATAAAATTTTCCGGTTTCCAAGATGGCGGAGCTGTATCGCGGTAACTTAGCAAATGGTCATCACCGTAATTACTCAATTTGTTGTAATACCTAAATTCATGTGCTGATAGCCCAGTTAATTCTTTCCAGGCAATTAAATAATAAATTGTCACAGCAAGTGAATTATCTAGGGATGTTGAAGAATGACCGGTTGAAAGGCCAGTGACCTTCTTGTAAACCTTTCCAGTTGATGTTGTCATTAAAGGCATATTTAACAGGCCTTCATAATTCGCATCAATCAGGAAGCAAATCTTCGCATAATCGCGATGGTGCTCAAAGCCCTTTTTCCTGACTTTCTTAATGATGTCAGACACTTTGCGTTGTATGGTTGAATCAAAATCGCGGAAATCACCAGCAAAATGCTGCTGATATCCTGAATGTTCGGCCACCAACCGTCCAATGTTTGCACCATTTAGAGGCATGCCTATCTTAATATTTGTGGTCCAGTATCTGAAATTATGATTAGGAAAGAAGTTCCAAATGGTTGACATAATATAGTGAGTTATGGGACTGCCAATAACAGTTCTGACGCTGTCGGCCTTCCATTTCTTTTCAGGTAAGGCTTCACCTTTAACACTGACATTTGAAACAGGGACTAAAGAAGAACCAACTTCAAATGTTTTAGCCCAGAGTTTCACCATCTCAGCCATACCCCCAATCTGCTTGATGAATTTCTTTCTACTAAGCTTCTTCCACCTTTTTGAGTCAGGGTCGGCCCAAAAAGGGCCTAGACCATACTTTTTCTCCCACTTTTTAAGAATGTGAGCAAAAGGGGTCAGTTTGCTATTGGCAAAAATATCACCTACTAACTCAAAAACTTCTGAAGCAGACACGTCAGGCAGATCAACAGGATGTTCTGAAAAATACCTTGAGAGTGATGCAAGTTCATTCCTGACATTTGCATACTCTTCACTCCTTTTATACACAGGAGCTAAATTGGCAAGGTTGGCTAATTCTTCAGCAACTTTCAAATCTAAATTTCTGATTCCCTGCTTGACACTAGGCACATAACCAATAACAAACTGATCAAAAGCGCCAGAAGGATCAGAATCGTCATCTGGAGGTGGCCCAAGAACAATAGGGTCAGATTTGGGCCAACCTAATTGTTCAAGGATGGATTGTGTTTCATTGATTGCGTCAGCATCCCACTTGTCAGGAAGCATGCGTATGAAATGGGGTATAGAAATTTCATCTATAACTCTAGACACATCCATGATGACATTATTCCAAATCTTTTGCCAAGTATTTTTGGTTTGAGTAAAACCAATGGCCGAACCCGCGTATTTTGAAGTCAAAATTTCGTATCTATAGGCAATGTTCATCAGCTTAAGGGTCACAAGGAGAACAAACCTTTTAACATAAACTGCTGAAGGCTCAAGCCCATCTTCAAAAAGCAACCTCAAAGGTAGAAAGAGGCAAGCTAACACAAATTCCATTGTGTCATAAATAGCCAACAAAGTATGTGTGGAAGAAAGACTTATCAAAAAGACCAGGCTGATGAAAATCTGGAATATCCAGAAAACTCTTTTGGTGGCCTTGAAAATGACCGAATAGAGCTGCCTACTAAACATCAGACAACCAAGAAGAATTGAAGAAATCCAAGCCCAAATGGCGTTGTTTGGCTTAGGTACATATAAATGCGCACTAAGCAATGCAATGTCTAAAGCCAGGTCTTGGGAGACAATTACATCATTCAAAACATACAACCTGGACTGATATCCCACTTCAAAAGGAACAATAGACTCACCTACACGAGCTGCTTCCAGAAGAGATAATTTAATGCGAATCAATTTGTCGTGTGATGAATCCACTTTTTCAAGTGACATTTTCACTAGCCTCCTACAGCACGTTATCCACAATGGTTGGGCAAATGCTATGATAGATGAACCCAAATAAACGATTGCCCAGGCAATTAAAACAGGCCAAGTAATCACTGCAACAGGGCCAAAAGCCCAAAACGCAACAAAGCCAGCACACAGCGGGACGAATACAGCAGATAAAGCAGCTAGTCCAGCCAATTGCAAACCAATCAAGCATAGTATAGCTAATGACTTGAACCTGAGGGTTAAATCGCCAAAATTCGGCAATAAGCCCTTGAAATCTTCGTCATCTAAGTCAAATTCGGGGAGACCCCCTGGTATTTGTGATGACAAATCGCCATCAGATTTAATACGCAATCCCCCCCAAAGGGTTACGGTTAAAACTATATATTCCATTATGTAACGACCAGGACGAACCCAGTTTCGCGCAAGTCTCAACAGGTTACTTTAATGCACTAATAAACTGAGCTTCTAAGTACGGGAAGCCAGGTAGACAAACTAGACGTACTAGTCAGCCCTTGCATAAACAATGCAAGCCCGACTTTAAAC